TGGAGGGATGGTCTTCGATGAGGTGCAGGCTGACCTGGAAGCTCAAGGGTACGAAGTCCAACCGTATGTACTTCCAGCTGCAGCCGTCAATGCGCCACACAGGAGAGACAGAGTCTGGTTTGTTGCTAAAAACACCAACAAGGATGGATGGAGAAGTGAGCAGTGGAAAGAGCAATCCAGTGTCGGGCAACAGCGGAACTTTGGCGCAGGAGATAATGAGCGGATACGAGCCGACAATGAAGAAGTTAGGAATGCTACCTACTCCGACAACAATGGACTCAACCAATGCGACTGTAAACATGAAAAGCACACAAGTAAAAGAAGGCTCAATGCACTCTGTAACACTTGCCAGAGCTTTGGACATGGGAATGCTGCCGACACCGAAAACTCAGGATTGCAGACATGGTTTGACAGATCGGAAAAAAAGCAATTTGGGAGAAGAAGTAAGTCAATGGGCGCAGGACAATGGTTTAGGTTTCCATCTGTCTCCCCAATTTGTGATGGAGATGATGGGCTTTCCGACAGATTGGACTCTATTACCTTTTCTAAATGGCGAACAGAGTCAATCAAAGCCGGAGGAAATGCCATAGTGCCTCAAGTAGCGTTACAGATTTTTAAAGCAATAGACCAATATGAACGACTTTAGCAAATTCACCTTCTTCGTGAAAGGCCTGCTCGAAGTAGGCACTGTGATAAGGTATTCTGACCGTAAGCCAAGGCAGGATGTAAAGCTGCACTTCAATAGGCTCATGAATGATGCTGCTCAGTTTGAGAAGTTTCTACATCAGCAATTTGACCAGGAGATGATTAAGGCAGAGGAGAGCATCAACCACTCCATCATAGACCTGGTCTGGCAGATTTTTGAAATGGATGATGAGACTCTCACAAAATTCACAGAGCATATAAACAACTTTCAGAAAGAGTAGTTATTATTGCATGTCGAAAGACCGCTGGGTAGCAGCAGCGTAGTTTTAATTATTTAATGTCCTTTGTCCGCTTAGTAGGGTCTGCTACCCCGAACGGCGAACAAAGGACTTTTTATTTTTATGCATTTAGTTTTTAAACAATTAAAAATTGAGATTACTCACAGTCCAGAACTTAACAATGTAAAGGTTATGGTGTGGCTGGATGAGTCTATTGTTGCAGAGGGTGTTTACGATAATTTTTTAGATATGCCTTCAGTTGAACAAATATTACTTGATAGTGGAATATACCTATGAATGGCTATCAATTAACAGATGCCTGGTTTGAGTTCAGATTCCAGCATCCTGAAAAAGTAACTCATGCTCACACGGAGCTTTACTTCTACTTAGTCTATCATTGGAACAAGCTAAGTCAAAAGGATAAGTTTGGCCTTCCATCAGCAATTACAATGGAAGCCACAGGCATCCGCAACTATAAGACATACTCAAAATGCCTAAATGATCTTGCTGAATTTGGCTTTATACGAATAGTCCAGAAGGCCATCAATCAGCATCAAGCTGTGGTAGTTGCTTGGGGCAAAAATACCAAAGCAGATACTGAGGCACTGCCTGAAGCACTGACCAAAGCACAGCACGAAGCACTGCCCTACATAGAAGAACTAAAGAACTATAGAACTAAAGAACTAAAGAATGAGGGAATAGACCTTTCAGACCTCTCACTATTCGAGTCTAAATATGACAAGCAAATGTTGGCAGACTTTCAGGCCTATTGGATGGAGAAGGATGGCAAAGGCAAGATGAGATATCAAGCTGAGAAGTTCTTTGACATTTCAAGAAGGTTGGCAACTTGGGCAAGGAATCAATCGAATTATCCTAAAAGAAAAAATAACGAGCAAACCGTAGAAGTTCCGGCCGGCCGGTCGCACCGATTCCACGAATCCTTTACATTTACCTCAAACCAATAGCTATGAATTTTGAAAATGAAGAACTGGAGAGGCAAGTCCTTTCCGCAATGATGCTATCAGCCGAAGATAGGCTCATGGCATTCTCAACTTTGCCTAATCTCGATTGCTTCCAGATTGAACAGCACAAGATTATTGCCAAGGCTATTCTTGCACTGCAAGATGCCGGAGAACATGTTGATCTTGAGACAACAGTTGCCACCATCAAGAAGTCGGGCCTAATCAAGGAAGCCGGAGGGGTGAAAGCAATTGCCAAAGTTTATGCTTCACTCAAATCTCCTGGTCATGTGGAGACACATTGCAGACTGTTGATTGAAAACTATCTGAAGGCAAAACTTTATGCACTCAGCATTGAGCTGCATCAGCACACTCAGAGCGACTCAGGTGACATCTTTGAAATCTTTGCCCAGTATCAGAACAAGTTTGATAACCTCCTTGCCTCTGCGATCACCAATCAGGATGATGACTTCCTGAAGCAGCTCAATGAGTCGGCAAAGATGTGGCTTAATGCCAAACCTGGAGAAATAGCTGGCTACCGGACAGGCATCAATGCCTTGGACACTTTATGCGGAGGCTTGACCAATGGCGAGCTTACTGTTGTAGGTGCAAGACCAGGGCAAGGCAAGACTGCCCTTGTGGTTACACTTATCCGCAATTTGGCAAAGCAGGGCATAGGTTGCGGAATGTTCAGCCTTGAGATGACAAAGCATGAGCTTGTGCAGAGGTTGGCTTCTCAGGAGTCCAATGTCTGGGCCTACAAAATCAAGCAAGGTGAACTGACTAACCTTGACCGCAACAATCTCTATGAAGCAATCCAGGCAATGAAGGCTTGGGCTATCAAGATAAGCGATGAAGGATATGTCAATATCTCTAAAATCAGAACTAAGGCCACCATGTGGAAAAACAAGCACAACATCAGAGTGCTGTTTGTGGATTACATTGGCCTTATTAACTCAGTCAATCCAAAAGAAACAAACCGAGTGAACATCATAGGCGAAATAAGCAGAGGTCTAAAGCTGCTTGCCAAAGAACTCCAGATTCCGGTGGTGGCATTGTCTCAACTTAGCCGCAGAGTGGATGAACGAGGTGATAAAATGCCACTCATGAGCGACCTCCGAGAGTCTGGTTCAGTTGAGCAGGATGCTGATGTCATCTGGATGATGATGAGGCCTGAGTACTACTTTGAGCCAACAGCCACCACCAAAGTCGGCAGCGCAGAATTGCATAATGCTGGCCTTTGCCTGATTGACCAGGTTAAGATGCGCTCTGGCAGCACAGGAATAATACCTTTGCGATTCAATGGTCCACTCATGCAGCTTACAGACTATGATTCAGGAAATCCATATTAGTCAAGTGCCTCAACAGTGGGAAGGCAAAAGCACTTACAGCAGCGATCTTATTTACGAACTTAAACCAACTATGATGACAAGTCAAGACTGCCGGGATTATCTTGGCAGAAAAATAACTCAGCTAAAAAATAAGCTATTAATCCAAGATGCTGCTCCTGGACACAAGCGCAGATGGCGCAATCAGCTTGAAGTTTATGAGGCAATTTTGAAATACTTATCTTTGCATAAACTTTAAGACTATGCTAAAGAAAGGCTACTCCGCTAAGACCATTAGCAAAAACATCAAGACCGAAATGAAGGCAGGCAAGCCTCAGAAGCAGGCAGTAGCTATTGCTCTGTCTGTGGCTAAAAAGGCTAAGAAAGCGGCAAAGCCTAAGATGCCAAGCATGAAGCCAAAGATGAAATAATCCTGCATGCAAGTAGTTTCAATCTCAGAAATTAAGCCCAATCCGAGCAATCCCAGACTTATTAAGGATGATAAGTTCAAGAAGCTCGTTCAGTCGCTTAAGGACTTCCCAGAGATGGCAAATGTCAGGCCAATAGTGGTTAATCAGGACATGGTTATCCTTGGAGGCAATATGCGATTCAAAGCCATGAAGGAAGCCATGTGGAAGCAAGTGCCTGTTGAGGTAGTTGATTGGGATGAGGCCAAACAGCGTGAGTTCATTATTAAAGACAATGTTGGATTCGGTGAGTGGGATTGGGATTCGTTAGCCAATGAATACATGCCAGAGGAATTGGCAGAATGGGGATTAGATGTACCAGGATTTGATGAACCTGATCCAGATGGATTTGAGGAGCAAGAAAAAGCACCTTGGATTCCAGATTGCTTATTCCCTTCTGATAATGAATATGATATACCAACATTGTTACCACTTTATCCGGTTTCAATGCTTGATATTCCTTTTGCTCCTTATGGCTTTCAGAGCAGGGATAATGGTAATCCAGGTACTTATCACTTCTATGTAGATGACTATCGGTTCGATGCGCTTTGGGATGACCCATATAAGCTAATTAAGTCAGGTTGTAAGGCTATTGTTGAACCTAACCTTAGTCTATTCAATGAGACACCTAAGAGCTATGGCTTATTTCTAATTTACAAGAAGCGATGGATTGCCAGATTCCTGCAATCCAATGAAATTAAAGTATTGGTTGATCTTAATGTCAGCAAGAAGTTTAGAGAGCTTAATCAATTAGGCATTCCCAAAGGCTATAATGCCTTTGCAACCCGTGCTTATGCTAATAGATTTGATGATTTAGAAGCTGAATATCATATAGCTAAAGAAATATCTGGCCTTGACAACCCATTTATGGTGGTGTATGGAGGCGGCAAGCAAGTACATAAGTTTTGCCAAGAAAAAAACTTAATTTGGCAAGACAATATAATGACCTTAAAAAATGGCTAAAGCATCAGGCGGTGTACGCAAAAAAGCAACCGGAGGCGGTGGAGCAGCATCAGGCCCAGGATTTCGCAGAGTTGAAGGACAGGAACTTGCTAAATCAGTTGGCAAAAAAATGGGCGCAGATGTTAGATATTGGGAAAAAGGAGACCAGAAGAGGTTATACATCAATGGTGGGCCTGTTTATAATACCAAAAAAGTAAAACAGACAGCATACATTGATGTCAAGACTGGGAAAGTAAATGTATTTACACAGTCAGGTCAGCCAATGAATTGGAATATTACGCAGAGCAAACAATTAACCGATCGGCTACAAAAATATGGCCGTTATGCTCGCAGATTTTACGCAGATAATAAGTGATAATGTCACAAGGTACTTTACAAGGACAAAACAAGGATGCCAAGACCGGAGAATCTTGAAAAAGGTAAATGGAAAAAAGGACAGTCTGGCAATCCTGCTGGAAGACCTAAGAAAATCCCTGAATTAAGGGAATTACTTGCTAATGTCCTTGGAGATCAGAAGGATGGAAAAACTGCTGCTGAGGCAATTTTAATTGCATTAAGAGCAAAAGCAGTAAGAGGAGATGTAAGAGCAGCTGAGGTTCTATTTGATAGAGCTTATGGGAAGCCAAAGCAAGACATTGATGTAGAGGCTAATCTAACAACAGTCATTCTGCCCAAGCCAATAGGCCAAGCATCCGATGATAACAGTTGACTTGTCATCTCCTGACCTGTGGAGTCAGAAGTACTTGCCTGCTCTGGTTGAGCCTAAGACCTACAACATCTTATGGGGAGGAGCAGGAAGTGGAAAGAGTCAGACCATGATCCAGCTGCTTCTGGCTGAGATATGCAATCATAAGGCCAACCAATTCCAGACTTACTTTGTCATCAGGAAGGTTGCCAGCACTTTGCGTAATTCAGTCTTTGCTGACTTTAGGAACAAGATAAGCCAATGGGGCTTTGAGAAGTTGGTTAAGGCCAAGACAGGATACCTTGAGCTGCAATCCGGCAGCAATAAGATTGTTTTCCTTGGCTGTGATGATCCTGAGAAGCTAAAGTCACTCTCCCAGGCTAAGTACATCTGGATTGAGGAGGCTACTGAGCTAAGTCTGGAGGACTTCACTCAGATCACTTTGCGCCTCAGAGGTAAGTCAGAGACACCAAAGAGATTCTTCCTGACCTTCAATCCAGTCTCCGATAGCCACTGGATAAAGAAGCGATTTTTTGACGATGTGCCGGCAAAGGAGCAGAACCAGATACTCAGGCTGCATGGCACTTACAAGGATGCTCTGAGCTTTCTTGATGATGAGTATGTCACAAGGATGGAGGCACTGAAGTCAGTCAGCCAGACTTATTACGAAGTCTATGCCCTTGGTCAGTGGGGCATCTGGGATAGGGAAAGCCTCTTTGCCACTTCATTCGATTACAGCAAGCATGTCTATGATGGCTACATCAAGGCCTCGCCTACGCATAACCTGTACCTCTCCTTTGACTTCAATGTGACTAACACATGCGTAGTCAGCCAATACATCAAGAACTCAGAGGAGGGCATCTTCTATGCCACCATCAACATCATCAAGGTGTATCGGGTGGGAGACCTGGCAAGCCTATGTCAAACCATCCGTCAAGAGTTCCCAAACATTCCCTACATCATCAATGGTGATGCCTCAGGTGCTTCTCGCAATGCCTTCACTCAGGACAACATCAGTGCCTATGCCCTCATCAAGAACTATCTGGGCATCCCAGACATGCAACTGCAAGTTCCTCGCTCAAATCCGAGCCACATAGCCAGCAGGCTTGTGACAATCCTGACCTTTCAGAAGGCCAAGGTTCAGATTAGCAGCAAGCGATGTGATGAACTTGTAACTGACCTCAAGGAGGCCAAGGTAGACCGGCAGGGCAGCCTTGATGCATGGAAGAATAAGAACCCTGACAAGTCTCACGCATTGGATGCTTTTCGCTACTTCATTTTCTCTAACTTTGCTGAAATTACAAGCAACTTTAACCTGGAGAAGTATGGCACAATGCTGCAATGATTGTTTCAAGGTCTGCGAGCCTCTCAATGCTTGCCCGACTGCATTCTACATTCAAGTGCCTAACGATTACACTGAGCCTGAAATACTGCTCAATATCACTAAGCCAGGAGTAAATGTGCGCGTTCAGCAACTGCTGACTATTGACTTAGATGGCTTTGTTGATGCTGACTTTGAGGCCATGCCTGAAGGCTTCCTGAATCCTTGGGGTGGCAGCTACACATTGAGCTTCACAAATTCTGCTACATTGCAGCCTGTGACATTCACTGCCGGTGATGGCAAGCAATACACAGACATCTGCATGAGCTTCTCACAGACCTACACAAACCAAGATGATAACTTAGTCATCCTAAACATATTCAACGATAATCAGCCAATACTTTACCCATGATGAATTATGATATTGATGCAAGTTGCGGAGGCAAGCGCAGAGGCTGTTGCCTCATTGAGCTTCCACACGATGGAGAGCCTGCTGAAGTTGTTGCTCATCAGCGCACTCAGCGCATCCTTCTCTTTGTTTCTGGATTACCTGCTGGAGGATCACCCACTTGGGCAGTGGTATCTCTCTCAGATTCAGAAGCTGCCCATGAATTGGGCGAAGCCACTTGGTGAATGCCCTTTCTGCTCAGGAGCTTGGCAGTTCCTTGTCATCTCCTGGCTTATGTTTGACTATCCGTTTTATCTATGCTCAATATTTTTAGGCGCAAACCATCTGCTCCTGCTCCTGTTCAACCGGTGGCAGAAGAAGCTCCTGTTCAGGGAGAAGCAGGCAGAATACTTTACAAAGGAGTAGCCCCAAAAGACCGATGGGATCAAATTGAGTTTGCCTTCTGCTCAGGTGGAGTCAACTACTTTAAATTCGTAGCTGAGGTCAATGTGCCATTCCAAAGAGCAGTAGCTGCCCGGGACATCTTCACCGAGGAACTTTGGCAAATCAACCCAGACTTCCTGAGAGGCTGGAACAATGGGCTAATAAACTTGCTCATGGACAAGAAGAAGAAGGATGATAAGAAGTTATATGAGATTGGTGTGCTGGCCTCAAGGCTGAAAGAGCAAATGGAGATGAGCGTTAGCCTGCTCCGGCAGCTGAAGCTGGCAACAGTTGTTTACTTTGATGAGCATGAGAATCCTTTGGATTATCAGTACCCATACAACAAGACTAAGCTGGAGCATTGGATGAAGCACAATGATGTAGAGGGTTTTTTTTTGACACTGCCAGAGTACGCCTATCTGCCCTCTTTGACCGAATACAGCACGAATTTCCCGACTTATTTGCGGGCAGAAACTCTGCAAAGCCTAAACAACCTGAAACACATTATTGGACTTCAATTACACGACAGCACAGACTCCGCTTTGATGAGCAGTTTAGAGTCGCAGGTGGAGATGCTGTCAAACTTAAATTCCTGGTCGAAAGGCCAATCTATGAATACTATCTAATCGTGAGCAGCTATATTGCTGCCCAGAAAAGTAAAAAGGGTAAGTGATTTGTTTTTCGAGGGTAAAAGGCCATCAGAATCTGGTGGCTTTTTTAATTGCTATCTTTGGGGCATGGCAACACTAAGTAATAATGACATCAAGATTAGGTATGTCGTTGAGACTTCCAACCTTGAGGCTGCTGCTCAGGCCTTTGACAAGCTATCAGTAGAAGAGAGGCAGGCATTGGCTGAACTCAAGAAATTCAACCAGGAGAGCAACAACACCAACAAGTCAATGGGCGAACTTGGCAGCATTGCTGGCAAGGTAGGTGGTGTGCTTGGTGGCCTGTTTGCAGTAAGTCAGATTAAACAGTTTGCTGCTGCTGTTGTAGAAACTACTGTAAAGTTTGAGTCAATGAAGAAAGCCATTGACTTTGCCTCTGGTTCTGCCGAGATGGGCAATAAGAACTTTGAGTTCATCAGGCAGACAGCACAGAAGTTAGGACTTGATCTAAGAGGAGCAGTAGAAGGCTATAAGACCTTTGCCTCTGCTGCCAACTTAGCCGGGCAGAGCAGTCAGGAGACTAACAGACAATTTGCAGCAGTTGCCAAGGCTGCACAAGTCATGGGTCTGACTGCGGAAGACACTAAAGGCGCATTCCTGGCACTTGGACAGATGATGTCCAAAGGAAATGTGCAGGCTGAAGAACTTAGAGGCCAACTTGGTGAGCGACTCGTAGGCGCATTTGGCATAGCTGCTAAGGCAATGGGAGTGACAACAGGAGAACTCAACAAGATGCTCCAGAAAGGTCAGGTACTTGCTGCTGACTTCCTGCCTAAGTTTGCCACTGAGCTTGAAAATACATTCGGTAAGGGTAATACACAGGTGACCTCACTTGCAGCCTCCCAGAACCGATTTAACTCATCCATTGACCAGCTTATTCTGGCAATTGGCAATAAACTCAATCCATTCCTCAAAGGTGCGTATGACCTGGCAGCAGGCATAGCAGCTGAACTTGCTAAGGCAGGAAGCACAACAGCAGCAGAGAGGCAGGCTAAGTTCAATGCCGAAGCAGTGGCACAAAAGCGCATTGAGACTGAGCTGACAAGAGAGACAATAAAGTTAGACCAGCAGAATCAAATCAGAATAACTGCTGCCAATCTTGAAGGCATAAGAAGGCAGATTGCCCGAAATCAGCTACTGACATTTGAGGCAAGGATTGATGCTCAGATGCAGAAAGTTGCTGAAGCTCGCATTGCTGCTGCTGGCACAATGAGCAGCAGGCTTCAGATGAATCTGACAAAGCAGGAGAATGAACTGAAGGTACTTCAGGCAATGGAGGAGCAATACATTAAGATTGTTGGTGTAGTAGCCAATGCTCCTACTGCACCTAAAGCGATGACTCCAGAAGAACTTGAAAAGCAGCGAAAGGCACTTGAACTTGAATACAACAGAAAACTGGAGCTGCTCAATATTGATAAACTAATAACTCTGGAACGCATAAAGCAGACGGTTGATTTGCAACAGCAATCAGTTGCCAATCTGGAGGCAGAAGCAGCCAATAGCGCGGAGGTCTTAAAGTTGTCAAAGGAGTATGGAGACAGAGGAGTTCAGGCCGCTAAGGATAGGGCAAGAACAACAGTTGCTATTCTTAAAACGCAACAGCAAGACATCCTGGCTGAATATGACAAAAACTCTAAAGAAATAATTCAATCAGAAATTGATACTGACCAGAGACTTTACAAGGCATCTCTTGAGTCAGCAGAAAGGCAAAAGAAGCTAAATGATGCCATAACTAAGGCAACAATCATGGATGATGAGACTGAAAAAGACATCCTTATCCAAAATCAGATTGCCTACAATAACGAGCTAATCAGAATCAATGAGGAGGCAAGAAAGAAAGGCATAAAGGATGCTGTTGGTGTTAATGAACAGCTGATTGAGGAGAATAAGAGGCTAAGATTAGAGCTTTTAAAAATCAAAAAATCAGAAGCAAAAGACACAAAAGAAGCAGAGGAAGAAAAGCAGAGAAGGATTCAGGCAACCATTGACCTTGCATCAACTCTTACAAATGGCTTCACAAGTCTATACACGGCCAACATTGACAAGCAGCTAACTGCATTAGACAGGCAATCAGAGGAGCAAATCAGGCTGGCCGATGGCAATCAGCAGAAGATTGATGAAATTAATCAGCGCAAGGCAGAGAAGGAGAAAGAGCTAAAAATGAAGGCATGGAAGGCAGAACAGACAGCAGCCGTTGCAAGGGTAATATTTGAAACTGCCTCAATAGTGGCTAAATGGTCAAGCAATCCTGTGACATTGCCTCTTGCTGCCCTTACCTTATTCAATCAGGCTGCTCAGATTGGCTTTATTATGTCTCAACCAGTGCCTGAGTTTGCAGAAGGTACAAAAGGTAAGCCATTTGAGGGAGGAAGAGCAATTGTAGGTGAGCGAGGAGTTGAAAAGGTGGTTACTGAGTCAGGTAAGGTGTACTTCACACCACCAACTGCTACTCTGGTTGATCTGCCAAAAGGCTCACAGGTTATTCCTAACCATGCACTCAGCAAGCAAGAGCTATTCCTGGCTAACCACTATGCCAACAGAAGCAGCTCTGCCTCTCCGGTGGTGGGTGAACTCAAGGAGTTAGGCAGCATCATTAGGTCATTGCCCATCACTCAGCTCAACATGGATGAGCGAGGCTTTGAGAAGTTCATCAGGACACCAAGAAGGACAACTAAAATATTGAACAATCGATTCAGAAGCTCCGCATCATAGAACTATTGGTTTAGATTAGAACGGGGTAAAGAGCCTCTGCAATGCAGGGGCTTTTTCTTTTTACCTTTGCGACATGGCAGGCTGGAGATTCTATTTAAATAATGATGAGGTTGAAGAACCTATTGGCTGGGATGCAATTGAGTTCACTGCAATTAGAATGGAGAGTCATGGCATTGACCAGCCATTCAGCACAGAGGTTAGGTTCTATGGCAAGGGCGCAAAGCTGATTAAAGCACTCTATGACCTATACTTCATCAATGCAGAGATTGAGATTAAGATAACCTCTGATGTAGGCTACAATGGTGCGCCATTTGAGTTTATAGGCATGCTCAATTTGTCTATCTATCAGGAGCATAATGTCTGCGACACTGATAGCTGGGAGGTAACGGTAGGCATCATTGATGACAACTTCAGGGAGCAGTTTAAGGCCCGGCAGGATGTAGAGATTGACCTGACCAGCACAACAGACCTGAATGGCAATGCCATTACTGCCCTGACTCAGAAGGAGATTAGGCTGCACAGGCAGGACTTGTACCTTCAGGCCAATGGTAAGAACTTGGCTGATAGCAGCACTACAACTTACAATGGCCCTCTTGGCCCACTTGCGCAGAGATTTGCAGTTGTTCCTACCTATTGGCAGCAGAGTGATTTTAAGGAGAACTATGGCAGCACCTTTGATACCAATGTTATATTCATTACCAGAATCAATTGGGAGACAACTCCAATTTTAAAGAATAATGCTACCACTACTCGGACATGGAACTATGAGGTAACAATTGATTTTACACTTACCAATAATGACACAGCGGGGAACATTCAAATAACTCTGGCCTTTATTGCTCTTAATGGCAATATTCCCGCTGGCAGCACTAATTTATACACAATTGACCTTACACCGAGCCAAACAATCAATGTAAATCAGACATTTACAGGCTCATTCACAATACCAACAGCTTACACAATTTCGCTATTCTTTGTGCAGGACACCTTTAGCACTGTCCTTAATGGTGTCACGGTTGATATTGAAAAAGGATATCAAATAACTATCAGCGAAATAAATGCCGGAGAGTATGCCTCTACCGCCAACTGCCTGACCATTGAGCAATGGCTTCGCAGGGCAATCTACCTGATGACAGGCAGCAATAACAAGCTGCTCTCTGATGCCTTTAGTGAGTCAGGCAATGGCTGCTATTGGAACAATGCCCTGACCAATGGCCTAAGAATAAGGCAGGCAGATGGTCAGGATAACTTAGGCGCATTGAAAACAAGCTGGAAGAAAACCTTTGATGACCTCGATAAGATATTCTGTCTTGGATGGGCCTTTGAATGGGATGGCACAGAGTGGAAAATCAGAGTAGAGCCGAGGGAATACTTCTACCAGGATAGCATCAGCCAGAGCTTTGAGAATGTTGGGGAGGTAGATCAGATGGCTAAGGTTGATTTGCTCAAGAACAACATGACACTTGGCTATGATGATAAGTGGAAGAACATTCAGCTGAGTGGTGTCTATGCCATCCATACTGACCGCAATTACTTTGTGGATAATAAGGCAATGAATGAGGCCAGCAGTGCAAAGGAAGACCTGCGCTCAGGAACTATTGCAGAAGGCTATGCCATTGAGTTCGGCCGAAGGCTCTCAGGCATCACCTTTGGTGGAGCAACATCTGACAGGCCTAAT